TAAATAGAGACGGTGGACAGGACTGGAGAAACTGGATGAATAATTTTGCAATACAAAATAGTACAAGTCCGTCAACCCCAGGCACAATGTATTAAGGAGTAGACATGGCAACTAAAAGAATAATAGGCGAAGAAATGAACCCAGAAGCTGTAGAAGCTTTTGCAAATAGAGGTTATCCAATACCAGGCCAGTCTTGGACACAGCCTGTAGAAGAAAGACGACCTTTTGAAGGTAAACCTGACTTCACAGATATGAGAGAAGCTTTAGAGTATACAGCTTTAGAATTACTTGATGAAGAAAACTATGTGCCTATTGTTCTCGCTATGGGTGATGGTGTTCCAGTTATGGACTTATCATTACAAATGGGCTATGTAGGATTTAGAGAAGGTAAATGGAATCCTGATTTAATGCTTATGTTACTAGAACCATTTGCATATTTACTTATGGCTCTTGCTGAAAAGGCTGGTGTCAAATATAGAATAGACTCAGATGATGTTGGTGCTAATTTAGATATGGATGATGGTGTTGCTGATGAAGAAGAAGCAATGTTAGTAGACAGAGCTAAGAATGTAGCTAGAGTTGCTGCTAGTAAAAAAGCTAGAGAGTCTGGTGGAGGAGTTCCTGAAGGAGCTTTACCTCAAGAAGTAATAGAAAAAATAGAAGCTTTACCTGAACTAGGATTACTAGATAGACAGCCAGAAATAGATGGAGATGCTATACCTAGTAATGATAGTTTATTAGCTAGAGGAGAGGAAGAATAATGGGATTATATGATGACGGTGGTGTTCAATTTGCTCAAGAAACATTTGATAATGCTAGAGCAAGAGGAATAGAACAAGCCAAAAAAGCTGACGAAGAAGGCTATAAGAAAACATTACTTAGAAGGTTTCTTATAGAGCCTGCTATTGGTGGTATCTTCGGTGAGGTTAGAAAATCTTTTGAAGAAAGAGGACAAACTTTACAGGATAAGAATGTTCCTATGAGAACTTATCTTGAAAGTTATTTATCAAATCAAGAACAAACAAGAAATGGATTAGTAAATTCAGAGGACAATCCTAATGGTTTTATTGTTAATGGTGTAGTTGACCTAAACTTATTACAGAACTATATAGCTAATGACTTAACAGATAGACTAGGTAATCAACAACAATTTCAAAACTTAAATATAACTGAATTAGATGGCTATATCCAAGAACAATCTAAATCAGAAGCTATAAGATTAAAAGACTATTATCAAAATTTATACAATGAAAGTATGGATGTTCCTGATATGGAGACAATATTATCTCAGTTTGATAAATGGAATAGTAGAGAAAATCCAAAGAATCCTTTTGGAAAAATATTTCAAGGTGTTAAAAGATTAATTGGAATGGAGACACCAGAGACAATAGACTATAAAAACTTAGAAGCCCATGAAAATCTACGTATTACTTTAGGTGATGCAACAAGTAAAGAGCTTATAGAGTTAGGTAATGCTGTAAGTGAATACGATAAAGCAGCTACTAGTTCAGGAAGTAGATATGACATTGATGGTTTAATTAGAACAGTTCAAAGTAAAATAGAATCTGGCGAAATATCAGGCAGAATTATTGAAAATTCTGCTAAGATTAATGACGTTTCAATTACAAGTGGAGGTGTTACTTATAATCAAAAAAGCTATGATTACTTAGAAATAGGCCCAGATGGTAGACCAATCCTAAGAACTGAAGTTGGTGGGAATCCTGTAATAACTGAAGTGAAAGGTGTAGAACCTCCAACACAGGCACAAATAGATTTAGGTAAAGAGGCAATGATGGCTGTGTTAGAAGATAGTAATAACAAGTATGACTCTAATTTATATTCAAATGTTATTCAAGGTAAAGGTCAAAAGGTTGGCGACCCTAGAAGATTAGAAGAGTATTATGGTACAAAAGTAGCTTATGCAGCCAATGCTATGCAGCTTAAAGCAGACCAATATGGTGTTAAAATAGACCCAGGACAACTGTATTCTATGGCAGCTTTATATATTTTAAATAATGTTAATGCTGGTTATATAGCTGAAAAAGAGGGCGATAGCTCGTTAATAAGTTTACAAAAATATCCTCCTACAAATCCTGACCTCTATGATTTATTTGGTTTTGCAGGTCAAACTACTTTAGATGGAGAAGGTAACTTAATGGTTATTAATAATCTTCCAGCAATAGTTAAAGATGTATTAGATACTTCTTTAACTCCTGATGCAGGAACAGTAAGATTAAGAGAAATAAATGCAGATTTACAAAAATTAATTACTGACTCTACTAGAGATGATGCAGGAGGCTATTTAACTTTAGATGCTTTACCAGAGTATATTTTAGAATATGATGGAAAAACAGCAGAAGAAAAAATACTTAGATATGAATTAGATATGATTTCAGGAATTAATAACATTATGCCTGAAGAAGCAAGAATTATGAATCCTGAGTACAATAAAGTTGCCGAAGGTAGTACATATTTTTCAGACCAAGAACAAAGAAAAGCAGAAGAAAAAGAAGAGTTCTTAAGTCAATTTAATGTTGATGAGCAAAATAGACCAGCAAGGTCAAAAGACTATTTTACTAAAGCAGATGCTCAAGCAGATTTAGAAAGAATGGAACTTGAAGGTGAGTACGAAATTAAGAAAAGAACAGGGCCAACGTACAGAAATAAAAACAGATATTACATTGCAAGAAAAGTAAGATTTATTAATGACTAGTTTTAATCCAAATTACATACCTTTACAGGCTAAAAGGGTTCAAAATCTTACACCTGTTGCTAGGTATGACTTAAATGATTTAGAAGCCAATCAAGAGTTTCAACGTGTCTCTGAAAGATTTTTAGGTTCTATTGGAGAAGATGACGACATCTTTGAATATCTAAGAGACTCTGACTTTAATCTTACCTCAGCTATGTCTAGATATGCTGACTCTAATAAATTTACAGAGCAACAGAAAAAAGATTATGCATATCTTAGAACAATGTTTGATGGTGCAGATGTAGGTAGCACAGGACAATGGATTGAATTAATTAAAGATGGGACAGTAGATATGGTTACTGACCCTACATTAATTTTAGCTGCATTGTTTACTCCGTTTACTGGAGGAGGCACATTAGCTGCTAGAGCTACGTTAGGAAAAGGGGTAGCTCAAGGTTTAAAAATATTAGGCCAAGCTAATAAAGGAAATCTAACTAAAGCACAACTTGCAAAATCTATAGCTGATGGCACATTAGACCAAGCTGCAAAAAGTGCTGTTAAAGTATCTACAGCAGCAGGAGCTATAGAAGCTGGTGGCTGGATGGGATTACATAACTATGCTAATCAAAACATAGAAATCAACACAGGTTTAAGAAGAGCTTTTTCAGCTAAAGAGTTAGTAGGTACTACGGCTGCTGGTGCAGTCCTTGGTGGGGTTATTGGCTACGGTGGACAGAAATGGTCTAACTATTCAAATCCAGTTTTACAAATTAATAACAAACCTAAAGTTTTTAAAAACGATACATTTGGAAATCTTAGATTAAGATGGAATAAACTTTGGGACGGTAGAATAACAAATTTATTTACAGGTAATGCTGCTAGATTTAAAAGATGGGAAGACCAAGGTGTAGAACTTGCTAGAACTTGGAGAGGTTTATTAGACCATGATTCTCAATTAGGTATAGGTAAAAGAAGTAATAAAGCTATAGAGTGGAGTTTTCCTGAACAGCTAAATGCTAGAAGAGGAAACTACATGTTCTTAGAAGAAGGCCCACAAAGAGGTTTTTGGGCTAGGATTGCACCTATAGCTCCTGATGGTGTATTAGATGAAGTAGAAGGTAGAGCTATAGTAAGATTTTTACGAGGCGACAAGAGTGCTATAAAGGGTAAAAGTAAAGAAGTAAAACAAGTCGCAAATGATTTAAGAGAATGGTATGACATGATTGCTAAAGATGCAATGGATGCAGGCTATGGCGATATTAGAATAGAAAATTATTTTCCAAGAGAATGGAACAGGCAAGCTATAAAAGATAATCAGCCTGAGTTTATAGAAAAGTTAGCAAAAGATTTAAACATATCTAAACGAGAAGCTGGTGACATTGTTGAAGGCATGTTAGATATTAATAATGATTTATATGCTAGTCATGCTAATTTACTTACACACGGTAGAAAATTTAAAGGACTTGATGATAATAACTATGAAGAGTTTTTAAATAATGATTTGATTCCTGTTAGTGCTACTTATGGTTTAAATGCTGCAAATTCAATTCAAACTAAAATATCTTTTGGTATGCCTAAAAAATCTAAAGTTGGTAAGGCAATAGATTTAGAAGGTAATGAAATATTAACTTTCCAACAATTAAGAAGGTCAAAGTTAGATGAGTTTGAAGAAAGATGGATTAATCCTGTAGCTGAAGAATTGTTTGAAAAAACTGGCAGGAGAATGACTGCTAAAGAAAAACAAGAGATGCGAGAAACTTTTGAGTCTGTAACAGGTGCAGTTAGATATTATGGTAATCAACATATTCAAGGTGTATACGATGGTATTAAGCTTGCTAATGCTATGGCTTATCTGCCTTTAGCTACTGTCTCTTCTTTCTCAGAAGGTTTGATAGCAGCTTCTAGAACATCAGGCAGTAAATCTGTTAAGAACTTTCAGTATCAAATGGAAAATGGTTTACAGTTTTTAACAACTGATTTAAAAAGTTTATTAAAAGAAAGAAGAGGCTTATCAGAAATTGTAGCTAATAGAGAAGCTAACAGAGTTTACCTAGCTGTAGATGACGTGCAAGCAGATTTAACAAATAGATTAGCTGGTGATGGGTTACAGTCTCCAGGATTACAACGAGTAGCAAGAACATTTTATAAAGCAAATTTATTATTACCTTGGACAAAAACTATTGAGCTTGCAGCTTTCAACACAGGTAGAGATATAGTTGAAGAATCTCTAGTTCAACTTAGTAAGCTTCAAGATGCTGGAGTAAAAATATTTGATGATGTAGATACGTTTGTAAAATCAGCTTCAGGTAAAGATAAAGCTATTATTAAAGAACTAGATAGTATAGATGGAGTCTGGGCTGGTAAAGGTAATCTTTATAAAAGAGTTACTTATTTAAAAGAACAAGTATTTGACATGGGGATTGATGTCGGAGAGGGATTGAACTGGTTAAATTCTGGAGCAAGTAGACAATCTGATTTTTGGTTAAAAAATATGTCTATGGCTGGTGGTAGATTTGCTAGAAGTGTAATACTACCTACATCTAGAGAGTTTTCTAAAGTTCCTAGATTTATGACAAATCCTAAGTGGGATATATTTACACAGTTTTTAAGATACCCTACAGCATTTAGTAATACTGTATTAAAAAACTTTGTTAGAGATACTTTAAATAATCCAGCAATGTCAGGCCCAAGGTTTGCAGCTTTTATAGCAGGAGCAACAGCTATTGCTAGAGGAACTAATTACTGGAGAAGTAGTGAAGACCAACAAGGAAGATACGATAGGTTTGCAAGAAAGACTACAGATAAAATGAGTGATAAAATTTTTGATGCTTTTGTAGCTAGAAGTGCAGAAGAAAATCTTAGAGCTTTTCAAAGAGTAGGTTTATTAGGCCCATTAGAATATGTTGTAAGATTTGGAGATGCTTATAGAGTTAATCCAAATCCATTAGTAGCTTTATCTAGTTTAGGTGGCCCTGTTATGGGAGACATCACAGGTACTACAATATATAACAGGGGGATTTTTGAGATTATAGCAAGAAAAACTCCTTTGATAGGTATTAGAAATCCTTTGAAAAAATACACAGGACTTGACCCTTATGCACCTATTATAGAAGGAGCTAGGGAGTTAGATACTACTACTAGAGATGCTTTACAAGAAGGTTTTGATTCAGTTTTACCAAGAAGAAATTATAAAAAAGGTGGCATAGTTAGAGATGGTTTTCAAAACCTAGGACGTATGCGATATAACCAAGGAACTGAAGTAGAGGTCAACAAGTATGTAGTAGAGGGAAAAACTTTTGACAAAGAAACTCAAATAAGATTTAACAACATAGATAATGATTTAAAAAAATTAGGATATAGTAGGGTTGCTAGAGCAGCTATTTTAGGAAATATTCATGTAGAAACAGGTGGTACTTTTGACCATCAACAAAGACAAAATAACGGTAATGGTTACGGTCTTTATCAATTTGATTTCCAAAAAAAATTCTATATGGAAAATTCAGATAGTTATTTAAAAGCAAATAAGTTTGAAGATACTCCTTTTAATCAAACTATGTTTATGCATGAAAGTATAAACCAGTTAGCACCAGGAAAACATACTGTAAATAAAGATATGATAGGTCAGTTGCAAAGAGATTTACAAGGTGATGATGTGTCAACAGCAGCAGTTTCATTTTCTAAAAATTATTTACAGCCTGGTAAACCACATATAGAAAGAAGAATAGATGCATCTAAAACTATTTACGAGATATTAGGGGATTAATATGGGATTTCCGTTTGAGATAATTACAATGCTTGCATCTACAGTTTTAGGTGGACTGATGAGTGTGTGGGCTGAAAGTAGAAAAGCTAAAGCAGAGCAACAAAAGCTACTAATTACACGTGGTGAGTTTGAAATGAAAGCTAGAAAGCAAGCTATTGATGCTGGTCTAGCTGATAAAGGGTTTGCTTGGACAAGAAGAATTATAGCTTTGACTTCAGTATTTGCTATTGTACTTTTACCAAAGTTAGTTGCTGTATATTATCCAGATGTATCAGTAACTGTTGGTTATACAAATTGGAATCCAGGCTTTTGGTTCTTGAAAGAAGGTAGAGAAGTTTTTGAATGGATAACTTTTCAGGGCTTAGTAATTACACAGCTTGATACAAACTTAGTGTCAGCTATTATCGGTATGTACTTTGGAGGTAGCCTGGTAAAAGGAAAATAATGAACAGTAATCAATGGATGGATATACTAGAAACTGTAGGCATACCTGCTGCTTTTGCAGTAGCTGCTGGATGGATGGTATACAAACTATTTAATGCTTTGATTGCTGACATACATAAAAAACTAGATACTCAACATGGAATGATAGTTGCATTGATAGATAGAGTAAGACAAATAGATAACGATATAATAAGAATAGACACAATGTGTCGTACAGCTATGGGAGTACCTGTAGATGTAGATAGACTAGCGAGGGCAGATGGGAAGAAAGACCAAAGAAAAGATTGAATTAGGAACTTTAATAGGAATATTTATAATTTCAGTATTAGGTGTGAGTAATGCACATGCTGATGAAATGGTACATAAGTTTAAGAACCCATCATTTAGTGGTATAGGTACGTCTGCACATTACCTTACCATAGAGAATCAAGAGTTCACTAGAAAGATGACTATAAAAGAAGAACTCAAAGCCTTGCAAGAACAAATAGAAAGAGATAAAGAGAACACAACACTTGCTAGATTTATTAGAAACTTAGAATCTAGAATATATGCACAATTATCCAGACAATTAGTAGAGAATTTGTTTGGAGAAAATCCCAGCACAAGTGGAATACTAACCTTAGAGGGTAATACTATAGAATATAGTATAGAAGATGGAATAATAACATTAACTATAACAGCAAGCGATGGAACACAAACAGTTATTCAGTTGCCTATTGGTGATTTTTCTTTCTAGTGGATGTGCAGTATTAAGTGAGAATAACGATTTAGTTCTAACGAAAAAGATACAGCCCTCAACTATATTAGAAATACAATCAGATGAGCTATTTGACATGCCTGGTGCTAAACAGCAGCCAGTTGTCGCAGTATATCCTAACAGTTTTAAAGATTTAACAGGCCAAAGAAGAAGTAATAGTTCTTTTGCCTTATTTAGTACAGCCATAACACAAGCTCCAGAAGCAATACTGATAAGAGCTTTGAAACATACAGCAGATGGCAAGTTCTTCAAAGTAGTAGAACGTGTGGGACTTGATGACCTCACAAAAGAAAGACAACTAATTAGGACAACTCGTAAAGAGTTTGAACAAGATGCAAAATTACAGCCTTTGCTTTTTGCAGGGCTTATGTTCCAGGGTGGAGTAATTAGCTATGAAGCTAATATTCAATCTGGAGGATTGGGAGCTAGGTATCTAGGTATAGGTAATAGCAAACAATATCGAGAAGATACTGTAATCATTTCACTACGATTGGTTTCAGTATCTACAGGTGAGGTGTTGATAGAGACATCAGTTTCTAAAAGCATTTTATCTACAAGTGTTTCTCAGGATGTATTCCGTTTTATTGAAGCTGGCACAGAGCTAGTAGAAATAGAAGGAGGAGTTGCTGAGAACGAATCTATCGCTATTGCTTTGACGAAAGCAGTAGAGACAGGTGTACTAAATATAATAAAAATAGGAATAGAGAGAGGCTATTGGGAATATGAAGAATCTAATTAGTATATTAGTTATGTTATCGTTAAGTGTAATGGCAGATGATAATGAGATATATATTGACCAATCAGGAGCTACAGCTAATATTGATTTAGAGCAGTTAGGAGATGATGGAAACATTATCGGAGGGTTAGAGTCATCAGCAGGAAATTTAACACCGTTGGATTTAGATGGAGATAATCTTACATTAGACATAAATCAAATAGGTGGTTCTAATACTTTTCTAGGAGATATTTGGGCTGATAACTTTACAGGCTATTTTAATTTTGATGGAAGCAGTAATGATTTCACAATTCAAGTAGACCCAAGCAACACTTATGGTGCAGACGGCTCAGATGTCAACATTGACGTTTCAGGAAGTAGTAATGATTTTACATTAGACCTGGCTACAACAGCTATGGCTAGTAATACAGACCTTGACTGGATTGTAAATGGAGATGGAAACGTATTTGATTTCGACATTAATTATGATGGAGCTACAAACTATGTAGATGTTGATGGTGATTCAAACACAGTAAACTTTGAGGGGAGTGGCTATGCTGGTGGGTATTTTTACCTAGACCAAACAGGCGACTCACGGACTTTTGACATCCAACAATTAAGCACATTAAATAATGATTGGCTCAAGATTATATCCAATGGTTCTAATGGTACTTTGTGTATTATCCAAGACGATAATGGCACAGCCGTTGGATGCTAGTATTGGTAACATAACAGAACTTAACGGTGCAGGCAGGGTTATAAGAGATAAACCTTATAATGCTGCCTTATCGTTTAACATAGAAAGTTTTGACAATGTTCAAACTTCAGAAGGTCGTATAGGAATTACATTTCTAGACGATAGTCAGGTCAGATTGACAGAGCATTCTGAACTTATCATAGATGAGTTTATCTACGACCCTGACCCATCTAAATCTAAGATGGCTTTACAGTTTGCAAGTGGTACTGCAAGATTTATTACAGGCAAACTTGCAACAATAAATAAAGAAAATATTTTTATAGAGACCCCAAGTGCGACCATTGGTATTCGTGGTACAGACTTTACGATTACCATAGATGAGCTTGGTAGGTCTCTTATTATTTTATTGCCTGACGAAAATGGTTTACCAAGTGGAGAGATAGTAGTAGCTACAGCTATGGGTGAGGTTGTTTTAAATCAGCCGTATCAAGCTACATCAGTATCTACATTTGAAAGTGAGCCTGCAAAGCCTGTAGTGTTGGACATAACTACAGAGCTAATAGATAACATGTTAATAGTTAGTCCACCAAAAGAGGAGTATAGTCTTGCTGAGGAAAGTGTGTCAGATAGTAATAGTAATATACTTGATGTTGACTATCTTGAGTTTGAAGACTTGGATGTAGATTTACTAAAAGATGACAGCTTAGAATTTACAGAGCTAGATATAAATTATTTAGATGTAAATTTTTTAGAAGACTTACTAGATATAATAGAAGAAGTAAACGAGCTAGATGAGACAGAAAGTATATTAAGAACAGATATAAATTTAAAAGGAACACAGGTTGGTTTTGACCCTAATACACAGATAAATACTTTTATTACAGACCAACAAATATCTTTCTTTAGAAGTATAGAACAAACAGTAAGAATAGATTTAGATAAAGCAGGAGCTTATACCGTTATACTAATACAAGATGGTAAGAGTACACAGCTAATAGTAAATGGTGGTGGCGATTCTGTTATAAAAATTACACAGAGTAACTAATGAGATGGGCTAGTTTATTATTAGGATTATTGGCTTTGCCTTTGTTATTTAATGTAGCTCCGTTAGAAACATTAAGACTTAAAACATTTGACAGGCTAGTAGATACACCTGACCCTACAGGGTATTTTACAATACTTAATATAACTGAAGAGTTTATTGATAGTCAAGGTGGTTATCCACTACCTAGAGAAACACTAGCAGATATACACATAAAGCTTTTACAAGAAGGAGCAATAGGTGTCGGATGGACTATGTTATTTCCCCATCCAGATAGACTAGGAGGAGATGAAAAGTTTGCTGAAGTCTTATCATTTTCTCCTAGTATACTTGCAATGCCTGAAGTACCTAATGGCATATATCCTAAAACACATGGTACAGTCATCCGAGGGCCAGAGGTAAATCTACCAAAAGCCCAAGGATTTTTACAGAACATAGACATACTTAAAAATAATTCTAGTCAAGGAGCTGTCTCTGCTCCTGTAGATGTAGATAATCTTGTCAGACAAATACCTTTGATACAG